TAAACATGCAAAGCCCCGTTTCTTTGATTTTTGACACAGATTTCGGACCTTGTGACCTTATGTGTACCGTTTTTAAAAAATTTTATTTATTTTTGGGTCACAGATTATCTCAAAAGGTCATTTTTATTGCGTGACCAATGGGATTTTTTTTACAGGTCACATTTTGAACAGGGAAAAGAAAAATGGCAAAATTTAAGGCGAAAGAATTTTATGAGCTTTGTGGAATAAGCAAAGGAAATTTCTACACGTATAAAAAACGAGGAAACATACACGTTTCAGAGGATGGTTTGGTTGATTCAGCCCATCCAGTTAATGCAGCGTTTATGAATAAAAGGGTGATGAATAAAAAAACTATCCCTACTCCTGTTGCTCCATCACCGGCTGCCCCTGTTGTAAGTGCTCAAAAGCCGAAACCGATTAAAAGGACCAAAGCAGAACTGAAAGCAGCTAAAGATGCAGAGGAGAGGGATCAAAAGAGGCAGGATGATTCAGATGCTCAGGCAACCCACAGATACAACTTGGACCGTCAAATAAAGGAAGCTGAGTTAACATCTAAAGAGCAAACTATTGAGTTGAACAAACTTAAAATTTCTAAGTTGTCTGGAGAGGTGATACCGACCCAGCTTGTGAAAGAGATATTCGCTCAACATTTTAAGAGTGTTACTGTGTCAATGCATCAGGGGTGTGATAATTTCATTATGACTATTGCAAAGACCACCGGAATGAAGAAGCAAGACATGGCCAGAATGCGTGGTGAATTGATTGAGATTGTGAACGAGGCTGTGAGGGATGGTGTTGAAGACAGTAAAGAGAGTATTAAAAATATTGTAAATGAGTATAAAGATAAGCGGGGTGTTGGTGAAAGGAAATAATTTAAATCAGGGAATATGGGAGAGGTAAAAAGTAAAGAAGATCATATGTGGGATATTGTTTTTTCATATAATAAGGAATACAAACTAACTAGTTGGTGGCGTTTTAAACGAAGGGCTGAATTGCGAAAAAAACGGCGTGATGTATTAGAATTTATTATTAATTATTGTTAAAACAGTTAATATGGAGAACGTATATATAACCGCGATCATTTGTATAACATTGCTTTGTGGTTTAGTTATTTATTTTTTATTAAAAGACGAATAGAAATGAGGTTATCACGCAAGAAAAAGAAACAAATAAAAAAAGAATTGAAGACAGTTTATGGAATTCTTCCTTATAGGATTTTTAATCATTTCGGATGGAAAAAGGGGTTGTCAATACTAAAAGGAGCAACACCGGGGATGACGGAATCACTCTATTTTAATAATTTGTTTTTAAAAAAATGGAATATTAAATTACCTTCTCTAAAATGGACATAGACTTCACAGATCAAATATCAGATTTAATTGACAGTGCTGGTTTCCAGTTGTCCAATATGTTACCATCAGAGTGGGCAGAAAAGAACCGGGTTATGACTACGGATGTTAGTCCGTTCCCTGGAAAGTTTTCATTTAAAAGAACTCCATACTTGAAAGAGGTGTTGGATACATTAAGTCCAAACCATCCTGCACATACCGTTGCTACTATGAAAGGTGCTCAGATTGGTTTTTCAACTGGGGTAATAGAGAACGCGATTGGCTTTATAATTGCGGAGAATCCATCTAATATTTTGTTCTTGACGGGGCATGCTGATTTGGCAGGGGAGGCAATGAGTGGGAAGATTGACCAGATGATTGACAGTTGTGGATTACGTCCAATGATCCGCCCAAACGTGTTGAGGAAAAAAAATCAAAGAACAGGAGACACTAATAAGTCAAAAGAGTTCCCCGGAGGGAGTATAGTTGCGGGCAGTGCTGGTAATCATAAGTTGTTGAGACAAAGATCAGTACGTTTTGGGTTTATCGATGATTTTGATGCTGCAAAGAAAAGTACAAAGGAGTCTGGATCGACAACAGAAATGATTGAGCAGCGTTTTGCGGCGTATGCTGATAAAAAGAAGTTGTATTACATTTCCACACCGGAGGTAAAGCAGACAAGTAATATTGAACCAGTGTATGAGTTGGGGGATCAGCGAAAGTATCATGTTCCGTGTCCTTGTTGTGGGAGTATGATTATATTGCATTGGCATATTGAGATTGACGGTAAATCAGCAGGAATAACATATCAGAGGGATGAAAACGGTGGTTTAGTAGAGGGCAGTGTTGGTTATACTTGTCAAGACTGTTTTGGTTTTTTTAAGGATCAACATAAATACGAAATGTTATTGGATGGTGAATGGAAACCCACAGCGATTCCATCGGAGGTTGGTTATTATTCATATCACATAAGTTCATTGTATGCACCTCCTGGGATGTATGATTGGGAACATTATGTAAGGCAGTATATAAATGCAAACCCGATCAACGAACCTCAGAGGGCTAAAAAAATGCAAACGTTTGTGAATCTTGTGTTGGGAGAAACTTTTGAGGAAAAGGGTGAAGCTCCAAAAGCGAATGCATTACAGAGGAATATTAGGGATTACGATGTAATGACATTACCTGAAAATATGAGTGTTAAGGATGGTAATGGTCAGATTGTTTTATTGACTCTTGCATCGGATTTAAATGGGAAAATGGATGATGCACGATTGGATTACGAGTTAGTTGCATGGACAGAATCGGGCGCTAACTATAGTATTGATCATGGATCTATTGGTACGTTCATTCCGAATCAAAGTCAGAGGCAAAAAGATAAAGATGACAGGGAGCATTGGACATATCATAGTGGAGAGGAGCGAAGTGTTTGGCCGGAGTTTCAGAAAGTGATTGACCGTATTTATGAGACTGATACAGGTCGAAGAATGCAGGCTTTTATCACTGGTGTTGATACTGGTCAGACTTTTATGGGTTCTGCGTATCATTTTGTTGAGAATAATAACTCGTTTGTGATTGGAGTAAAGGGAAAAGATCATGATAAGTACAGGAAGTTTGGAATTGACACCCCGTCATTTAGGCCGGCAAAGGAGCGTTCAGATTTATTTTTGATTGAGGTAAATCAGGTTAAGGATGATTTAGCCGAGTTTATGAAGTTGAAATGGAATCAGGAGGTTGAGCAACCTTCAGAGTTCATGAATTTCCCGACTCCAACGAATAAAAAATACAATTACAACACATTTTTCTCACATTTCGAGGGAGAACATCGTGTTATTGATAAAAATAAGGATGGAACGGGTGTAAGTGCTCGTTGGGTGAAAAGAAACTCCGCAGCACAGAACCACTTGTGGGATTGTCGTGTTTATAACATGGCATTACGGGATATTGTAGTCTCAATGGCGTGTAAGGAAAACGGGATAAAAGGTGGTAAGTGGAAGGATTATGTTGATATTATTTTTGGTAGGATATAAAACTTTTTCTTAAAATATTTGTTTTTAATTACCTTATTGCGTAATTTAGTCAAAAATAGATATTAAATGAGCGATTCTCAAGTCAAAACAAGGAAAAAAGCACCTAAGCGGTCTAAAAAGATCGATAAAGAGGCAGAAAAGACTGATGTACACATCGCGGACACTATAAATTTTCATGAATTATTCAGGGCTAAAGGCAGGAAAGGGCTTCACACGCTGAGGGCGGCACCGAGTGCATCCGGAATGTGTGGGATGATTGAGTTCATGAATTATGACAATAGGTTTGTTGTTCATCAAAAGGATTTGGAGTCGTTGGGCCATCTTGTTTTTTACACTTATGCTGGACACAAGGATCTGTCCTTTGGAGATGTTTTTCGTAATCTTTATGATGCGAAAGCGGATCAGGAGGGTTTTGCTAACAGGGCGGTAAAGGATCAGATGGAAATTGCGGTTCCTTGTTTTGACGAGGATCAATTTAAGAGACACCACATGGTGTCTGTTTTAGGTTGGTTCAAAGAGATCATAAAAAAATTAGAAGATGGAGGAATTAATCAAAAAAAAGATACTAAATGAGACTACATTAGCACAATTTGCGGATAGCAACAATATTAGGAGGGCTACTTTGAGTGATTTTTTAAATGGAAAAAGAGATATCAGGGTGAGCACATTTTTAAGGATAATTAAGCCGCTGGGGATCGTGGTTGTAGAGAAGTAACCAATAAACACACACACATGAATCAAAAGAAAGTAAAGATAATAGGATTGAGGATTAACTCACAGCAGGGCATATTGCATAGTTGTGCGTTGAAATTCGATGATAAAAACCATCTTATCGCTGTAAAAGGGGCTGTTGGGTCTGGTAAAACGACATTACAGAAAAGTTTACAGTTAGGGACTTTGGGCAGTGATACTTTAAAGGACGACAAGGGGTTGTATGGAGCGATTGACGAAGAAATCCAGTTGTTGGACGGGGAAAACAATATATTCGTCGGGTGTAAATCCTCAAAGGGTGGTACTCTTGATTTTGTTTTGTATCAAAAAGATGAGTCGGGTAAAATAATTAAAAACCCGGTTATTGATGGGGTGAAGTGTACTCCTGCATCTTATTTGAAGAATTTACAAACGGCTTTGACATGGAGAATGGATGAGTTGATGAGTGAGAATGTTGTTGTTCAGAAAAAGATACTTTTAGAGCTTTATAAGTCGGAGTTGGCAGATCAGGGCGTTGTGTTTGATAAAAGTTCAGACGAATACAAGGATAGCATTTTGGGGCGTATTGAATTAGCTGAAAATGACAGATCACAAAAGGAGTTTGAAAGAAAATCGGTTGGTGGATTTGCAAATCAACTTGAAAGTGTAGGGGTTGATGTTAATGATCCTGGGACTTATCCAGAAATGATTGACGTTACTGATTTGGAGAAGAAGAAAAACGCTTTATCGTATGAAATTGAGAACATCGATAAGGTGAAGGATCAGAAGTTGGAGGGTTTAAAAAATGAAGCGGGTGCGGTTGTTAATTTGATTAAATCACAGAACAATGTGATTGAGAGTTCAAATAGTAAAAAAGAAACTGAGTTTGAGAAAAAGAAGGAGCAGTATTCGCAGAATGTTCATACTCTGAATGGTATTAAGACTGATTTAGGTACGTTGGTTGAGCAAAAGTGTGTTTCAGAAGAGTTGAAAAACTCAACTTTGGAGCTTTTGGAAAGCGGGTTCAAAAACCCCGGGGCGATGTGTGAAACTTTGGATGCTCTTGTTGAGTTTTTAGAAAGTGGTCAGATTATTACTAAGTCCGCAGACTGGAAAGGATCTGATGATGTGTTGGAAAACTTAAAAAAGTATGAGGCCATAAAAAAACAATATTCACAACAATCAAAAACTCCACAGGGAGATACTTCATCACTTGAAAAGGATTTGGAGGGCGTTGTGGGGAAATTGTCACAAGCAAAAACAGTAAACAAGATTCACGCTCAGATTTCAGCATTTAAAGAGTGGAAAGATGCTAATGATCTTGTGTTTGAGTTGAGGGATGAGTATGCAGGAATGTTAGCATCTATCAATACGGGTGTTGAGGGCTTGAGAATATCGGTTGATAAAGAGGAGTCAGGAAAGCTGGATATATATTTGACTTATGATGGTACATTTGATCCTTCGTATTTTAATAACGTTGGGAAGCAACAGAGGAAGTTATCAAGCTATTCAGGAACACAAAAACCAATGATTTGTTTGTTGTTACAGAACTATTTGTTGAACAAGTTACCAAAAGCAATGAGATATTTGTGGATTGATAATGTGCCTATTGACAATAAAACCAAGTTGTTGTTGGAAAAGATGGGTAATGATCTTGATATGACTGTTATTGTTAATATCACTGGTGATTTCACAAAAGACGGTTTAACAGATGGAGAGATATTGATTGAAGGGGGTGAGGTATTTTTTAATTAATTAAAACAAATCAAAATGAGCGAAAAAATAGAGTTATACAGATACAAAGACATTGAGGGTTATAAATTGGCTTTATCAGCGACACCATCATCAAATTGGTTAAAGGAAAGGGCTTTAGGAGGTGGCAAAACGGCTGCTTATGAGCCGATTGAGATTAAGCAGGCTTTGGCAGATCGTATATTTAGATCCTGGGAGGTTTGTGAGGAAAAGTACATGAATGTGTTGAATGAGATTGTGTGTACTGTGAAAATTACGGCATTACCTGATTACCCCGAGGCAGAACATATATTATTTACTGGTTCCGCTTCAAAGCCGGTACAGTGTGATAAGGGTGCGGTTGTTCATGAGTTCCCAAAAGGTAAAAAAGCCAATGCGTTGGAATATTGCCTCCCTGCTGTTAGGAGTGAAGCGATTGGAAACGCTTTGGAGACTTTGGGGAATTTATTTGGTCGTAATGTTGCGCGGTCAGTTGGAAATGACTTTGGATTTGAATTGAAGTATAAAAAGGGTGAATAGTTTTCAAGAAATAACGAGTGATTTTGTGATGATTGGGTCTTTGGATGGACCTGATTCATCCAGTGATTTACAGCGTACTGAGGAGTGGTTGGAAAAGAGGAAAGGTCGTTTTACGGGTTCAAAGATTAAGGATTTAATGTCGTGTGGGAGAAGCACTTCAAAGATGCCTTGGGGCCGTATTGAAAAGACGGTTGATTTTGGGTCCGCTGCTGAAAAGTACATTTATAACGTTGGTCAGGAGAGAAGGACAGGGATCAGGAGTATGAGTGCATCATCAAAAGCCATGCAGCATGGTACAGATAGTGAGCCGTTGTTGATTGATCGGTTAATTAAAGATGGTGTAATAAAAGATTTTGAGGAGTTGGGTTTTGAACACTTTGGTGAGTATAAAAACGGGGGCGCATCAGTTGATGGTGTTTGTACATACAATGGTGAGCGTGTTACAATGGAATTGAAATGTTGCACCTCTTGGGATGGTCACTTCAAAAGAATGTATGAGGCCGTACATGAAAAGCATGATGATTTTTGGCAGTTTCAGGCAGAGATGAAATCTGTTGGTTTGAAAAAGTGTCTTTATGTAGTTGCTGCCCCGATGCAGGTTGAAAAGTATGATACTCAGATTGTAAAAGCGTCTGATATCCATCAGAAGTGCATGTTGGACCGGTGTAATATTGCAGACAGAGCAATTGAATTGTGGGATAAACATTCATATTCTGAAGCGTTACAAATTGCGTGTTCAGAGTTTAAAAGTAGTAATTAATCAATTTTTATATAAATCAAAATCAAATCAAAATGCAAGTTACGGAACAAACAAAAAAAGAGTCATTGGAAGTTTTAAGTATTTTCAAGAAAACATTGTTAAATCCTTTTAAGACGGACAAGTGGCAGTCAAAATTTCAGGAATCAATTGCGCAGCTTTTAAGCGATTACAAGCTAAGGGAACGCCTTAGTGTTGGGCAACAAGTAAAAGATCAATACAAAGGTTTTATCCCAATGCCTCAATCAACTATTGTCAACCGTTTGAGATTTTTGATTACCGGAAACTTTAAGTAATCATTTTTTTTGTACATTTGTTGTCATGGTAGAATATGACAACGCAGCCATATATATCCAAAGTTCAACAGATCTTTGTGATAAGATTGAGAAAATTGATGCTATCATTGCGGCACTTGAGGACACGGCTCTTTCAAGTGCTGCAAAAGATAATATTGAGGAGTATTGGTTGGATGATGGCCAGAGTAAAATAAAAACAACATACAAAGGAACGGACGAAATTTTTAAATCCATTATCTCTTTTGAGAAAATGAGGCAAATATATGTCAACAGGTTAAATGGGCGCAGTGTGCGTCTCGTTGATTCACGTTCATTAAGGAGATAAAGATGGGATTAAAAAATGTAAAAAGTGGCGTAATAGCCTCGTTACAATCTGAAATTGCAGTAGAAGTAAAAACGAATCCATCGGCGTTTACTGCTGCTTCATATCGACCTTTGTTCAATATTTCTTATGATGGTGAGAAAAACACAGGTGAATTAGGTGCTCCGGTAAAATATCATTTAGATTATAGAGGTTTACGGGTTCGTAGTTGGCAGAGTTATTTGGATAATGAGATCACCCAGACTGTAATAAAAAAATATGTTTTGTGGGTTATGGGTGGGGGATTAAAGCTCCAGTCAGAACCTGTTGAAAGTGTTTTAAAATCAGAGGGAGTTTCTATTGATAAAGATAATTTTTCAAAAAACGTTGAAGATCGTTTCAAATTATTTTCAGAACAGAAATCAGTTGATTTTAAAGGTTTAGATAATTTAAATGCAATTGCTAATACTTGTTATTTAAATAGCATTGTTGGCGGGGATGTGTTGGTGGTTTTACGGGTTGTTAACAGTCAGTTAAAACTTGAATTGATTGATGGGGCGCATATTAAGTCTCCCACTTTTAATGTTAAGATCACAAAGGGACATACTTTAAAAAATGGTATTGAAACAAATGCCAGGGGTGAACAGGTTAAGTTCTGGGTACAGCAAGCTGATGGTACGTTTAAAACGATAAAGGTAAAAGGTGATCGAATGGGCCGCGAAATGGCGTTTATGGTTACTGGTTTAAAATATCGGTTAGATGACAACAGGGGGATTCCTTTGATTGCAACTACTCTTGAGACTTTACAAAAGTTAGACAGGTACAAAGAGGCGACTGTTGGGAGTGCTGAAGAGAGAGCGAAAATACCGTTTTTCATTGAGCATGGTGAAGCCTCAACAGGAGAAAACCCATTCAATAAAAACATGGCTAAAGCTTTTAATGTTGACGCTCAACAGGAGATTGCAACAGACATAAACGGGCAACAGTTAGCAGATAATATTGCGGTATCAATGAATAGACAGGTATATAACATGCCTATTGCTTCAAAAATAGTAAGTACTGATACTAAATCAGATATTCATTTTAACGAATTTTACACACCTATGGTGCAGGGGATTTGTTCAGCAATGGGTATACCGCCTGATGTTGCTTTATCATTGTATAATGGTAGTTTTAGCGCGTCCAGAGCTGCGTTAAAAGATTGGGAACATACTTTAAACGTTGAGAGAAAAAGGTTTTCAGATCAATTTTATAAAAAGATTTATTCTTTTTGGTTGGAATTGGAAATACTTAAAAACAAAATTGAAGCTTCTGGATATATTAATTTAATGACTTCAAAGAATGAGGTTGGGATTGCTGCGTATCAGCATGCAAGATTCACAGGGGCGAACGTTCCACATATTGATCCAGTTAAAGAAGTAGCAGCAGAACGATTGAAATTAGGGAAAACAGGTGATAGTATTCCTCTTACAACCGCTGAGGCAGCAACTGAGGCTTTGAATGGTGGTGATTATGTTTCAAATGCTATACAATATTCTCAAGAACTTGAAGAGTCAAAGGCTTTGAATATTAAAGTTGATGAACCTGTTCCTGAAGAGGGTGGAGGTGATGAACCAAAAGTAGAAGAATAATCATGGCTGATTTAAAAACGGAGTTTACGGGTTTAGCAAAAACTATTGCGGCTATTGCTGCGTCTTTCGGTAGTGTATGGTATGTTGCAGAGCCGATAGTTGAGGATTATTTTCACGGGGTGATTGAGAAGTTTCATGAGGAAGATATCAAAGAAATTAAGAAATTGAGATTGGATCTTGATAATGATTACGATTATAATAAAGAGAAAAGGAACAATATTATTAAAGAATTGAAATACTTACATCCACAAACTGTTTTGAATTATGAGTAAAGATTTGAATATATACATATATAGGCATACAGCCAATACTGAGGGTGACAGGTGTTGTATTGGTGATTTATACGTTGAGAATGAGTTCTTTTGTTTTACGCTGGAGGATGAGTTGAGAGATAAAGAGGTAAAAGTGTATGGAGAAACATGCATACGGGCTGGACGCTACAAAGTTGAGTTAACAATGAGTAATAGGTTCAAACGGATCATGCCGTTATTAGTTGACGTTCCTATGTTTAAAGGCATCAGAATGCATGGGGGGAATACATCAAAAGACACTTTGGGATGTCCTCTTGTTGCTTTTAATACTGATTTTAAAAAGATATGGGGCACTGCTGAAAAGGCATTGACAAAAAGATTGAAAGATCATGACGGGGATATCTATATTAATATTGAGAATAGATTTTTGACTTACAATAAATATAATCAAAGTGAAAATTGAGAGAATAATAATGGTGGGGTTGTTTTTGTACATACTTTTTTTAAGTATGTGTAAAGATCCCAAAGTTATTACAGATATGGTTGTTGAGAGGTATTCAGACACGACTGTGGTCCATGATACGTTGGTGAGAGAGGTTGCAAAACATCATTGGCATGTACAGCCGTCAAATACTGACACTATTTATTTGACTCCGGAGTATATTGCATCACTTGACACATTTATTTTTAACATTAATGACAGTGTGTTGGATGCGAAAATCACGGCGTTGTCAAAGTTCCAGCCTGTGATTAATTTATCATACGAGGTGAAACAGTTTGAGATAAAGGAAAAAATAACAATTAAAGATTCAACAGTCGTTGAAAAGGTAAAGACACAGTTTTTTATTGGAGCTTACATCGGAGGAAATCAAACTTCTTTTATGTTTGCTCCCAGAATTGATGTATTGTCAAGACAAGGGTATTTATATTCAGGAGGTTATGATTTGCTAAGTAAATCAATTGTTATTGGTTTAAGTAAAAAAATATCATTAAAGAGATGATGTTTCATAATATTTTTTATATTTGTGTTTAAGTATGGCAAAAGAAATTGTGATATATAGCCCCATTTTTGATTTCGTTGCAGAGAATTTTATCTCTCAACTTAATGATGCTGATGGTAAAGATGTGACTGTGAGGATTAATTCTCCAGGAGGATCTGTATTCGCCGGTTGGGGGATGGTTGCAAAATCTCAAGAACATAAAGGGAATGTAACAGTTAAAGTTGATGGCAACGCCTCTTCGATGGCTGCAATCTTTTTATTATTTCATAAAAATGTTGAGGCATTAAATGTATCAACATTTACATTACATAGGGCCTCTGTATTTATGCCTACTGATGAAGAGAAAAAGCAATTAAAAGGAATTAACGCAGACATTAGGAGAGCTTTTGAGGCTAGTTTAAATATTGCTGAGTTTGAAAATATTTCAGGCGTATTAATTGATGATTTCTTCAATTCTGAAGATGTTATTGATGTGAATTTAAACGCTTTACAAGCAAAACAAATAGGATTAATTGATACAATTAATGAATTAGATGCAACAGCATTTGATGATTTATCAATGAAAATTGCAGCAATTTCGACAAAAACTGTTGCGAGAACTAAACAAGTAAAAACAAAAACAAATAATAAGATGAATATTGAAGCATTGAGAAGTGAGCATCCTGCATTATATGCTGAGGTTCTTGCATTAGGTAAAACATCAGGTATTACAGCGGAGAGAGACAGAGTCGGTGCATGGTTAGCATTTGGAGATGTTGATTTTACAGCAGTATCTGAAGGAATTAAAAAAGGTGATGAGTTGAGTTCAACTGCAACAGCGGAATTAAGTAGGAAATCTTTTTCTGCAACAGCGGTGTCTGCGATTGCGAGCGATAGTGCTCCAGAAGTTGTTACAGCTCCAGAAGTTATTACTGAGCCAACGGCGACTGATAATTTCATGACTGCATTTAACGAATCAAGAAAAAAATAAAAAGACATGAGCAAAGCAACGGAAATATCAAAAACAAGCAATACTCTACATACGGATTACGACACGTCAAAAATCTTTGTATGGTCAAATAGATATGAGGGAGGAACATTGTTGAATGCATCAGGTGGTGTGAAAACTTTTGAGTCAGGGACGTTGATGGGCAGGGTGACTGCTTCATTGAAGTTGGTTCCTGTTGCATCAGGAGCAGTTGATGGAAGTCAGTACCCAGTGGGAATATTAAAAACTTTAGTTTCTGATTTGGCAGATGCCGGAGAGAAAACAGTAAATATCTGCATTGCAGGTGATGTTGTTGAATCTAAGGTTGTTCTTGACGGAGCAGACACAATGGATACAATCATTGATGGAAGATCAATAAGAGACAGAATCGCAGCAGACACAATGGGGATCAAATTGGTTGACTCCTTTGAATTAACTGGAGTAGACAACGCTTAAAAAATATAAAAAAATGGCAACTATAAGTACGCAAGACGCAAGAGCAGTTTTTACACAAGCTCTAATTTCAGTCTATAAAGAAAGAACAGCGCCAACCGCGTTTTTACGATCGTTTTTCGTAAACAAAGAGGTTAACACTCTTCAGTTAAGAATTGAAGTTCAAAGAGGAACTGAAAAGATTGCAGTTGATGTTGAGCGAGGAACAGAAGGTAACAGAAATCAATTCTCAAAATCAAGTGAGAAGATTTTTATTCCACCTTATTACAAAGAATATTTTGATGCAACTGATCTTGATTTTTATGATAGATTATTTACATCAACTGGAACTGTTGATTTAATTACTTTTAATCAATGGGTTGATACTGTTGTTGAAAAATTGGGAATGCTTCAGGATAAGATTGAAAGATCTTATGAATTACAAGCTTCTCAGGTTTTAGAAACTGGTATCGTAACTCTTACTAATGGAGACAACATTATTTATCCAAGAAAAGCACCATCATTAGTTGCTTTAGCTGGACCAGCCCTTTGGGATGCTGGAACATCTAATCCATATACTGATATGGAAAACTCTTGTAATTTTGCAAGAACAAAAGGTAAAGTGTCGGGTAATATTTTTAATTTTATTTTTGGAACTGCTGCATTTAATGCGTTCTTAAATAACACTGTTGTTAAAGAAAGAGCAGATATCAGAAGGATTTCATTGGATGCAATTAGAATGCCACAAAAAGAAAGTTTTGGAGGTGTATTGCATGGTGAGGTATCTGTTGGTTCTTATGTTTGTAGATTATGGACATATCCTGAGTATTATGATACTGAGGCGGCAGAAAACATTCCATACATGAACCCAAAGAAATATGTTTGTCTTCCTGACAATCCTAAGTTTGTAGCTGGATTTGCTGGAGTTCCACAAATAATGGGAAAACAACCTAATATAGGGGCTGGTGTTGCTGCAAAAAGAGGTGCGTATCTTGTTGAGGAGGTTTTGGATGAGTTGAATACAGCTCACATCATCAGAATCAAATCTGCTGGTTTGATGATTCCTGTTGGAATTGATCAATTTAGTACGACTCAAGTTTTAGCATAATAAATTAAATTTTAGATAATAATAAAAAAGCCTGTCAAATATTGGCAGGCTTTTTTTATAAACAAAATAAGATGGCAAAGTATAAAGTAATATCATTATCAGTAGGAGGTAAAGGAAATAAAATCTTTAAAAACGGAGACATTGTTGTTTCGGATAATTTTATTGATGCTAAAGCATTAGTGAAAGGAGGTTTCTTAGAAGAGATTTTGGAGGTAAAAAAAGAAGCTTCCAAACAAGAAAATAAAAAATCAGGAAAAAAGAAATAGTCAATCATGGGGGTGTATGAGTGGGCAAAAGAAGATTGGCAGCAAATTACTACTGACACTGTATCCGGTGCCGGTATCCCAATCACATTGATATCTCCAGGAGCCGATGTTGCGAATATTGTTGGAATAGCAACAAAACACCATATCGGTATTGACGATGAAGGTAATGTGGTTAATACAAAAAATGTTCACATTTCTTTTTCGGAAAAACAATTAACTGATGCATCATATCCAACAAGGGACAGTGATGGTGAGGTTAGTTTGTATGGACATAAAGCAACATGGATTGATTCAACAGGATCATCAATTACTTATGCCATTAGAGAGTTTTTCCCTGATGAAACAATGGGAGTAATCCTTTGTATTTTGGGTGATTTAGAATAACAGGAACATGGCAATATTAAATCAGAAGATTCCAGAGCAAAACTTTGAATTAGTTCGTGATAGGATTGGGTTTATTTTAGCAGATGAAATAGCTGCACAGGCTTTGATTGCTCCTTTAACTCCAGAACTTGACGCAACTGTACATTTGGAACGGTTTGTTCCTTTTGACAAAACAGATATGCCCTGTGTGAATGTTGTATTTGCATCTGGGAACTATGATAATCAAAATACTATTACATCAGACGGTGTTTATAAATACAACATTGATGTGTATGCAAAGTCCAAAACAATTGGCACTGATGGAGGTGATAAACTTGCATCGATAAAACTACACCGTTTATTGGGCATTTGCAGGGCTATTTTAGAAAACCCGCAGTACAGAACATTAGGATTTGCACTTCCATCATTGCAACGGGTTACTGTTGTGGATATTGTGGTTGAACAACCTCAAAACACACAAGATGGTTCCTCTGTAATTATGGGGAGATTGACATTTGATGTTAGTGTTTGTGAATCTGTTCAGTTACAAACAGGAAATAATATTTCAGGATGGGAAACTTCTGTAAAAATGGATGAGACTGACACTGGTTATCAATTTTCAAAAGTAACTGTATAAATGGCTGCTGATACAATCATAACGAAATTACAGAATGGTAATGTAATAATTACTAAAGGATCTCGTAGTATGTCATATTACCCCGACATGCAAGTATTGGAGGACGAGGGTGATTCCTGCCATGTTAGGGACAAGTCCAGCAGCCAACAGCATGTTTTTCATGTTGAGGAAATCATTAAGCTTGTTAGAAAAGACGGGACCGAGATTTTAAGCCCAGACAAAGCAACTCTATTTTCAGAGTTGAGCACTTTTTTTTTTTTTAAATTAGGAGGTGGATCATCAACGCATTTAGGTGTTTTTGATAATTACACTGATCTTATTACTCAATTCCCCACTGCGGGAACTGGTGATTTGGCTTATGTTGAAAATTCTCAGGGAACATTTTGGTTGCCTGGAGGAATGGGTGGTGATTTTTATTCAAAGGGTGTGTACATGTTTAATGGCACAAACTGGGATTCATCAGTTGATGAGATTGCGAAACAATTAGAGGAAAATGTAAATGATATTTTATCATTGCAATTAGCTTTAACAAATCATGTTAATGATTTAGCTAATCCACATGATACGAGTGATGCAAATTTGTTTGTGTCGGATATCACCACAAATAATGTAAGTACTACGGCTCATGGGTTCGCTCCTAAATTACCAGGAGATAATACAAAATATTTAGATGGAGATGGTAATTACACAGTGCCAGCTGGCGGTGGAGGCTCTTCAACAGGGGTTCAATATCATTTAAAATCAGGTGATAACGTTGTGATTCCTGATGGTTTTGAGTATCTTGTGTACCGGAAACTTATACTTGATAGTGGGGCATCAATTACTATTGATAGTGGCGGTGAGCTGGCAGCTCATAACGGTATAGTTACTAATAATGGGACTATAATTAATAACGGAATTATTGAAATAGATTAAAATGGGATTATTAGTAACAAAACAAGTTGCAGCGGCAAGTGTTCCGAATTCTCCAACAGGGACTTATACGATTTTTTTAGACGTAGATGGTATTGAAAAAAAGAAAGATGAGTTTGGGGTTGTTACGTTAACCTCTAGTTCTGGTCAAAATGATAAAGTAAAAGTATCAGCCGCAGACACAACAGAAGGGTATTTGGAGGGTAAAATATTAGGAACTTCAAATAAAATAGAAGTTATAAAAACAGGTGTAGGAAATGAGACTTTTGTTATAAATATTGGGACAGATGTTTTTGATAAGTTGGTTGATGATTCTGACAGTGTTACGGAGGGTGTTGTCAATTTGCTTTTAACTGTAGGTGAACGTTCTGCAATTGCTACAAATTCAGGGAAAGTATCTAACGCAACTCATACTGGAGAGGTTACAGGGGCTACCGTTTTGACAATTGACCCCTCTTTTATTTCAGGAAAAGGGTTAGTTACCGCAACAGGAACAATGGATTTAATCGTTAATGATGGGGGGACTTATCAACGAGTAAAAGCCTCTGATTTCTTATCTGGAGTTTCAGTGATTCAAAGTTATGCAGAGATGTATTTTAACACTAACAACACAACTGACACTGTTGTAGGAGCTACAAATACTCCCGTAAAAATAATAGGTGTTACGACTCAGGGGCAGCTTTCGTCTGGTTGGTCTATGCCTTCAGACAATAGATTACTATGGTCGGGTGTAGGAACGCTGAAGTTAAAAGTTGAAATGGCGATTTCAATTAATAAAGAGCAGGCAGGAGGTGCTGATAATTACAGAATGTATATAAATGTTAATGGCTCTGTTGTTAATAAAACAAAAATGAAGCTCAGAGGGAATAATAATGATAATGATTCTGCATCAGTTAGCGCCATAATTGATTTACCATCAGGGCAGTATATTGAGGGGTGGATTGAAAACACCGAAAACCCAAATGATTTAGAGGTTAATGATTTTTTTATTAACGTTGTTCAAATACTTACATAATGAAGCTTTGTAGATTAAATATACAGAAAGACAATAGTGGGTGGAGCACTAGTGAACCAGATGATCATTTTGACGATAGGAGGACTATTTTAGTTGCTGATGATTATGATTTTAATAATAATGCTGATGAGGATGTAACTGAGGATGTTTTATCGTGGGAAAAGCATCATAAAAGATTAGGTGTTGAGTATTATCACTTTCTTAAAATTATTCAAGGAATATTAATACCAAAAGGGTCTTCTGTATCTAGTCCTTTACTTTTTGATTTAATTGATGATTTGACTGATAGTGAGAAAAAGATTGCTGTTAATCATTACGTTATGATAAATCCAGCAGAAAGGATTGGGGTTGCATCATGGCAGGTTTCTAATGATGAAGATGAGGTCTTGGTCGAGAATGTAATTGCATTAAGCAAAGAATCCAGAATTAGGATTGTTGAAAAAATAAGGCGTTTTATAGGAAAGCATTGCATGAGGCTTGGTTTAATTTCGTTAGATGAAACCCGTATATTTTTCAGGACTTCATGGTCCTATACAAGTTTTTATATAGACACTTCAGATCCTATATTTAAGGCGTACATGACTAGTTTAGACATCACTGTTGCCGGAATTCAAACGGACTTTACTGATTCTGGTTTTATGCAAGAAGAGTTTTCTACTCCAGAAAATAGACAGATAATTATTGATGAGTCTATGAAGATATACAACGGTACGCACTACGTATAAAACACTAATTTAAACGGCTTATATCGAGTAGGTTGAAACTCCTATAATTCAACAATACAAAGCGTCTCATGTGTTTCGGTGTTTTTATTTTCTTATATTTATAAGAAAAACATCATGAAACAAACATTAATCTATCTCATTCTTTCAATTGTAGCTAAAAAACTACAAGGCTTTTTTTCTCCCACCGCATGGGTGGGAACATCGTTTAGAATACTATTTTCAAAAGAATTAGGAATGAAAGATTTGAAAAAATACTTTGAGGGTATTGCGGTTTCTTATGATCAAACGGCAAACGCTGAAAACGGTATTTTATACAATGATATCATGATTACAAAAATGAGTTTAAATGTGTTCGGGTTTCCTGATGAAACGCTTTCATCTGTTTTCGGGAAAAATAAACGCTCAAAAACATTGACTAAATTTGGTTCAATTTGGTCCACCTTGTTAAACAAGATTGAAAAAGATCATGTTGAAAAAGCTATTGAAGAAGATGAAGGGGTTGTGTAAAAATTACTATCTTTGATCATGTTATTATTTACGACTATTCAATTATGGAAATAGAGACTTTAGTGGTCATATTGTTAACGGCTGTAGTTGCAGTTGTTGGTTTTTTGTTAAAAGACCTTTTGAAGGGGATTAAAACAAAATTAGACGGTCAAGATGTCAGCATGGATAAAATGCTTTCAAACTCTACAGATTTCAAGATTGATTTGGTAAAAATAAATGGTTCTTTGGACAATATTAAATCTGAGCAATCACAAGCAAGTGATAATATTAAGGAAACACGAAAGATAGTCTTTAGTAATACAGAGAGGATTACGAGTCACGGCCACGAAATAGCAGGTATCAAAAACAATTTTTTAGGCTACACTAAACTTATCGAAGAGTTTTCTGATAAATTAAAAAAAATAGAGGCGGAAAAGGATTAGTTTTTTAATTTGTTGAATAATTTAAAAAGAGCTTATTAATGATTTTTTTTAATATATTTGTTACAAATTAAAACATTATAAAATGGCAATATCAAACGCAGTAGGCAGCGAGAGAATTTCAAGGGTTGTTGGTTATAAAATAACTAAAGGCAACTTTTCGAATGTAACTCCAAATCTGCCTCAAAGAATAGCAATATTAGGTGAAGCAAATACGGCAAATCAGGGTGGTTTAAGTACTACACCTGTTGAGATTACAACATCACAACAAGCTGGTGAGTTGTATGGTTATGGATCACCGATTTACAATATTTTAAGAATTTTACGCCCGGTTACTGGTGGTGGAATTGGGGGAATACCAACAATCGTATATCCTCAAGCTTCAGCAGGAGCAGTGGCAGCAGAAAGAGAAGTAACCCCAGTAGGGTCTGCAACAGCAAACGGAACTCACACATTGATTATTAATGGCCGAGGTTCTGTTGATGGTTCCAGATATGATTTTACAGTTGCGGATGGTGATAATCCAGTTGCGATTGTGGCAAAGATGATCACAGCGGTAAACAATGTTCTAGGCGCTCCGGTTATTGGAACAGATGGAACAGGTAAAATTGTTTTAACTGCTAAATGGGAAGGGTTAACATCGGAGGAATTGCATGTTGCTGTTGATACCAACGGAGCATCATTGGGTGTTACGTACGGTGTTGTTAGTTCGGCAGTAGGTGCTGGATCTCCATCAATTACAGCGTCATTAACAAGTTTTGCAGAAAACTGGAATACAGTCGTTGTTAATCCTTATGGAGCCGCTGCATTTGATGATTTAGAAGCGTTTAATGGAATACCTGATCCAACAACCCCAACGGGAAGATATCAAGGTATTATAATGAAACCTTTCATCGCGTTGTATGGAGATAGAACGGATGATCCATCAGTATTAACTGATTCAAGAAAAATACAAGTAACTAATGCATCATGTCCAGCGCCTTTATCAAAAGGTTTTGATATGGAAGCTGCTGCAAACATGGCATTAAAACATGCTCGTATTGCTCAAGACAGTCCACATTCAGATGTTAATGGATTAACTTATGATGATATGCCAACCCCAGAGGATGGTGATATTGGATCAATGGTTTCTTATGATTTCAGAGATTCAATTGTTAAAAAAGGTTCATCAACTGTTACATTGAGTGCTGGGAGATATAAAATAGAAGATTTCGTAACAACATATCATCCTGATGGGGAATTACCTCCGCAGTTTAGATATTGTAGAAACCTGATGTTGGATTTCAATGTTCGTTTCACTTATTATTTGTTAGAGCAAATTAATGTTGTTGACAAAACTATTGCTGCTGATGATGATGTCATCGGTGTAAGTGGAGTAATAAAGCCTAAAATGTGGAAGCAAATTGTTGATAACATGGCGGTTGATTTAGGAAAAAGAGCACTTGTTGCTGATGTAGCGTTTATGCAAGATTCGATTGAGGTAGGTATTAGTACTGTTAATCCTGATCGTTTAGAAACTTTCTTTAAATACAAAAGAACGGGCATTGCAAGAATTGCAAGCACAACAGCAGAGGCAGGATTTAACTTTGGAACAATATAAACTTTAAAAATAATAAGACATGGCAACAGGCGGTGACATTATAGAAATAACGTACAATCACCCTACATTGGGTGATGGTACTATTTTCGCAAAAGCGAATGAAGATAGTACATTTGATTTAGGAGGTTTCCGGTCAAATGATGATAGTGATATGGTTGATGGAAGTGGAGCAATGATTGATCAGATAAACCGTAAAAGGTGGAAGTTTTCAGTTGTTGTTGCGTGGAACATGAATTCAGCAAATGAATTAGATAAAATTGTTGATTTATCAGGATCTCCAGAATTGGCAGATTGGACTTTTTCATCAGTCAACGGGACTGTTTGGGGTGGTTTAGGAAAGCCGGTTGGTGATTACGAAGGTAATGGAAACAATCCAACTTTCACATTGGTGGTATCAGGTGGAGGTAAATTGAAAAAAATTAGTGGTTAATAACAAATAACAGATTACGCATGGAAAAGGTAAATTTGGAAACAGCAAGAAAGGAAGTCATGAAATGGCTTGATTTCAAAAAAGTAGATCGTGAGAAGATTGAAGATAGTGAAGATAACATAGTTGCATTAGCAAAGGGGATCTGCTCAGGGTATTTAGTATTGGATAAGGATTGTAATTTTATTCAAAAACTGAAGTTCCCTATTTTAGACGATGATGGCAATCCGTTCACAACGGAGTTAAAAATGAAGCCTCGTTTAAGAATGGGAGAAATTGAGGACAAATCTCAAAATCTTCCTGCTGGTAACACATTTGCCTTGATCAGGGCGTATGTCAGTGCATTAACAAACATTAACTCAGAAATCATTAAAAAGATGGATTCTGAGGATCAAAAAATCGCTCAAAGCGTAGTGATCTTTTTCCTGTAAGTCTGGACTCCCTCAATAATATCGTTAAGTCGGTTGTGAGGGAGTTTAAGTGGGAACCTGGTGTGATATCCAACATGTATATTGATGATGTAGATCGTCATGGTTTGTTGTATTGGTATAATGATTGTGCTGATGTTGCTAAAGAATTGAAAGATTAATAATGAGCGCTTTTACAATTCCATCGATTTTCATAGCAGTAGACAAAATGTCTGCTCCTGTAAAAAAAATGTCAAGGAATATGACCACCTTTGCTCAAAAAGCAGAGATTGGCGTTGCGCGTCTTGATAGACGAATGAGAAGGTTAACCCCTTCTATTGGCGGTGTAGGAAAACAAATGATAGGGTTAGCAGCAACGGGGGCGTTAGTCGCCGGTGTTGGATCTGCAATCAGAACAATAAAAGATTTCGAGCAAGCAAATGCAGATTTGAATGCAAGACTAGGTAATGCGACATTACCTCAATTAAAACTGTTGAGTACTGACGCTTCTCGCTTGGGAGGTATAACAGCTAAAACAGCTACAGAAGTTGTCGGATTACAAGAAGCTTTTGCTTCATTAGGGTTCCAAACTCCTGACATTCTTAATATGACTGAATCAACCATTGCAGGGTCAATTGCAATGAATGCTGAGTTATCTGAAACCGCTGAACTTGTCGGAGCTGTTATTAAAACATTTGGAGATTTAAAATCGACCGACACAACACAAGTGATTGACCAAATGACATTGGCAACACAAAAGTCCGCATTAAAATTTGAAAAACTTCAAACATCTTTACCAATAGTTGCGGGGGCTGCAAACGCAGCAGGTATTGGTTTCGAGGAATTATTGTCTTTATTGGGGAAATTATCAGATGCAGGTATTGACGCTTCAATGTCAGCAAATTCATTAAAAAATATTTTTATAGAAAGCAAGGCAAAAAGTCTGGATTATGGACAGATACTTGATAAAATAAAGAATAGTCAAGATAAATTAACGTTTGCTAACACAGAATTTGGCAAACGAGCCGCGGTGTCAGGAACTATTTTGGCTGATAATATTGACGAGTTAAAAATATTACAAACCACTCTTGAGTCAGCAAGAAAAGGACAGTTATTGTCAGGTGCAGCACAAGAGGCGGCAGATAAAAGATTAAATACATTAGCTGGATCATTGACTTTGTTATCTTCTAAATGGGACAGTATAGTATTAAAACAGAACGAAAACACTGGTGCGATTGGCATCATGAATAGAGCAGTTAAGTTTTTGACAGATAATTTAGAAACTATTGCAGGAACAATTTTAACCTTAGCTGGTGTATGGTTGGGGTTAAAAGTTATACTTTTCGCAACAAGAACAGCTTTAATTGCTTATAATATATGGTTGGGGGTGTCATCTGCATTAAGTACAACCGCAGCAATTGCAGTTGGTGGTAATGCAACCGCTTTGGCAGCTTATAGTGTTGCAACTAAAACAGCTACTTTTTTCGTGAAACTGTTTAGAGGAGCACAACTTTTATTAAACATAGCATTAAACGCCAATCCAATTGGTATTCTTATTATTTCTTTAATTGCATTAATAGGTTTTATTACTTTAGTCGTAAAAAAATATGACACATGGGGCGCTGCTATGACAACCGCAATGGGTCCATTAGGTGATTTAATTAGTCTAGTAGTTGAATTCAAAAGAGCGTGGGGAGATATCCAAAAAGCATTTTCAACAGGCGGTATAAAGTCTGCTATTAAAGAAATTGGAAAAGTAATCTTAAAGTCAATCATAAACCCAATACAACAGGTTTTTGAATTGTGGGGTAAGCTTCCTGGGAAAATGGGAGAGATCGGAGATATGGGAGTTGCTTTAATGCAAGGAATAAAAGGTGGTTTAGGTATTGAGGCTATTCCAGCACTTAACCCTAAAAAAGCAGAACAAGAGGCGTTGTCTCAAAAAATTGAAGAAACCAAAACGACAAATGCAGTGTTTACTGTAAATGCTCCAAAAGGTTTAGTTGATATTAAAAAAGATGATGATTTTCCGTATCTTTCAGGAACTTATAATGGTGTTTCAAATTAACTAAAAAACATGCAAGATATTGTAATATATGAAACTGGTTCTGGAGGCGACTTGCAGTTGTTAGGAAATGACATTGCATCAACTTCAGGACTTTTTAATATGGTTTACATGGCATGGTTTGGAGGTAATCCAGAAGCGTCAACAACCGGGAACGAGATTGTAAGTGAATTGAGAGATGATTGGTTTGGGAATGCTTTATTCTTTAATAATGAGGATCAAATTCAATTTAATTCAAATTTAGAAAAAGCATTAAATGAAACCGCGTTGGATTCAGCAGGGAGGATTACAATTGAGGATGCTGCCAAAAAAGATTTAGAATTTTTAAAAGAAATTGCAGAGGTTTCTGTTTCGGTTTCTATTTTAAGTGATAATAAAGTATCAATAACAGCTCGATTGAAAGAGCCTGAAAATATTGAGGTTAAAGAATTTCAATTGATTTGGGATAATTTAAAAAATGAGGTAATAATTGAAAAAACTATATAGAAATGGCAGTAACAATACCAACTTTAAATCAGTTATACACTGACATATTAGGACAGTTGGAATCAGAATTGGGGATAACTATTCCCCTTTTTGGGCGTAATTTTCTAAGGGCATTAGCTGCGGTTCAAGCTGCTAAACTGAAACTGATTTATTTAATGATCGGGGATGTTCAGAAAAACATTTTTGTTGACACCGCAGATCCTGAAGCAATTGGGGGAACCCTTGAACGATTTGGAAGGGTTAAGCTTGGCAGAAGTCCATTCTCGGCACAAGCCGGAACCTATACTGTTGATGTTACTGGTGATATTGGGGCTATTATTAAAGCATCCACAACATTTAAATCAGATGACGATAGTTCTTCTCCATCAATGCTGTTTCAGCTTGACAATGAATATACATTGACAGGCTCAAGCGATACCATAGATTTAAGAGCGTTAGAGGGAGGGTTGGGCTCAAAGCTTAGTATCTTAGATACTTTGACTGCAACGGCTCCAATTGCAAACGTTGATTCATTAGTCACCGTTAGTGCAGAATTAATTGCTCCGTTATCCGCTGAAACTATTGAAGATTACAGAGCAAAAGCAATTGAAGCGTATCAATTAGAGCCTCAAGGTGGAGCCGCTACTGATTATAGGTTGTGGAGTGCAGATGCTCAGGGGGTTGCAAAAGTTTATCCATATGTAAAACAAGGTTTTGCAGGAGAGATTGAATTGTTTGTTGAAGCAACAGAAATTGATTCAACCGATGGGAAAGGAACTCCATCCGTAACTATTTTAAATGATGTTGAATCGGTTGTTGAATTTGATCCTGACACAACAAAACCTTTAAATGAAAGAGGGAGAAGGCCAGTTGGTGTTTTTAATATTGATTTTAATCCAATTACTGTAAAAGAAATAAGTATTGAAGTAACTGGGTATCAAAATTTAACTCCAGAAATTCAAACAAGCATTGATAATGCGGTTGAGGCGTTTGTAAAGACTGTAAGGCCATTTGTTGACGCTGCTGATGTTTTGGCAAACAAAAACGATATATTGAGTATTAATAATTTGACATTTATAATATTACAAGCGGAACCAACTTCAATTTTTACATCAATTGATTTAAAAGTTGACGCGGTGAGTGTTCCAACTTTTACTTTTGATAATGGGGACATTCCTCACTTTAACCCTGTAACATATGTTTAAGCAGTTATTGTTAAAACTTACAAGGAAACTATATCCAAAGGGTAGAGCGTTTACAATTGTATCAGGGAGTACAAAAGAGAAGTTACATTCTGCATTAGCTGAAAGTGAAAACCAAGTGTATGAAGATGGATTGGCGGTATTGGATTCAATATTGCCAGATAATCCAAATTTCACTGAAGAGGACGCAACTGATTGGGAGCGTAGATTGGGATTAATTACAAATACTTTTGTCCCTTTGTCTGATCGTATGTTGGCAATAAAAAGGAAGATGAATCATCCTGGAACAATACCAGCTAGACAACATTACAAATACATTGAAGGTCAGTTACAGGCAGCGGGGTTTAATGTTATTGTCACAGAGAATAGATTTCCATTATCCACAACCATACCAACACCAATGGGGATTGCTGAAATGGGAGTTGGTGAGATGGGAGGTGAGATTGCAAACCCTGATCCATATGGTGTTATTGATCCGTATAGTTTAACAAGTGATGTTGAACAAATGGGACTCACAGAGATGGGGGTTGGTGAAATGGGCGGGTTTTATACGATAAATCCATTTGAGATTTGTGCAAACAATATAGATCCTGAATTAGATGCTGATTTTTTCACTGATGATGTTATTTCCGAAATGGGAGAGGGTGAAATGGGAGAGATGGAAATGGCTGCATCAGTTGATTATTTGGACAAATTAAGATTTACCTTCTTTGTAAGTGGTTCGGCTTTCCCATCAGATGCTTTAATTTCTTTTGACAGAAAAAAAGAATTTAGGCAATTAATATTAAAATTAAAACCTGCAAATACTGTTGCGTTTATTTTCGCAGAGTATTCAATGGATGATTTTAATGATGATTTTAATAATGATTTTACTAATTTTGAGTAACTATGGCAATACAAAGTTTAACAGACCTTAGAATACAGGTCAATAACGATATAAAAACCAACGGAGTCAGAGCGATTACGGGGAATATTATGAATGTCAATCTGATTGATATGATTGATTCCCTTGAGGAGGATTACGATAATCTGACAACCTCTTTGGATGTTAGATTGACAGCGATTGAGAATCTTGCATTGAAGATATTACAAGACCCTTTAACGGGTTGGGATGCTAGTTCAGGAACTTTCCCAGGAGGAGGAGCAACGAAGGTAGGTTATTACTGGAATGTAAGTGTTGCGGGAACGGTTGACGGTGTGTTTTTCGATATGGGGGATTCAATAGTTTCCCTTGTTGATAATGCATCAACAACGGTTTATTCTGGGAATTGGTTTAAAGAAGATAATATTGATCAGGTTTTATCAGTTGCGGGGAAAACAGGAGAGGTTACATTGGTTGCAGCAGATATTACAGATTTTTCAACTGCTGTTGGTAGTAATGCTGCGGTTGCTGCAAACACTGCTAAAGTTTCAAATGTTGACACTAATTTAAGTGAAGGATCTTCAACGACAACAACAGTTAATGTAAATTCTAGTGATGGATTAAACGCAACTTTAACTTCTGCAACCACTGTAAGAGCTGGGTTAATGAGTAAAGCTAAATTTGATGAAGTCACAGTAAACACTTTGAAAACATCAAACGTAACTCATACAGGAGAGGTTACAGGAGCAACCGCGTTAACGGTTAGCAGTACAGCGATTAGTAATAAATCAGCTTTGGGCGCTTTGGTTGGAACTGAAGAATTTTTAATAAATGATGCTGGAACTTTAAAAAAGGTCTTAGCGGCAAATGTTGGAGGTAACTTAGGTAATCAGGATTTAACGTTAACAGCTAACAGGACTGTTACAATGGGAACTTTTGGATTAGCTTTTCAAGGGAACCAAACATTGTTTAAGGGTGTTGGTACTATATTCACAACAGCTTCAATTGTTGCTCAAAACTCAGGAGGTAATCAAACTTTAAGGGTTGGTGATGATGGTACATCTCAATTCAATTCTCAAGGATCTGTTTATGCAGTTGATATAAGAGCACAAAGTAATGGTTTTGCAAATACAAATAGAGGGTTAAGGGTTGGAGGATCAAGCCCCGCAATTACACATCTTGAAACTAACAATACGGGTGTTGGTATATTCACAACGGCGCAAACTGGGTGCTCTTTAACTGTACAAGGAAATTCAGGAGGCGCTGTAGCAAAAATATTCGAAGTAAAAAGCGCGGGTCTGGTTAATATATTCAGGGTGGGAAACTCTCAAAAAACAGCAATAGGGCCAACGGCTACTTTGAAGTTAGATTTGGCTAATGTAACACTAGCTGCGTTTGTAAATATAGAGAAAAGTACAGCTACTGTTCCTGCGGTTAACTTCGGGACGGGAGCAACAACCGCGCTTACTTTAGATGGCGACATGTACAAAGACGCTACAGCATTTACTTTTGCAAACGGATCAGACTTGATTAAGCTTTATGCACAAGATAATACAGTTGGTTCTGCCGCATTAGTTGGTGGTGGAGGAACAGCAATTACAGACACGGATACCTTTGGAGGGTTTACACTTCAAAAAATGGCGCAAGTGTTTTTAAATAATGGATTTTTAAAATAATATTATGATAACAATTACAACACCAAACACAGAAAAGCTTTATTTCGGAGGAACTGAAACGGAAATTTCTAGCGTATTAGCAAGGCTTGAATTTGGAGCGCCACAGGATGGGAAAACGCTTCAGGTTTCAATGTATTTATATGGAAGTCAATCCGATTACGACAATGGAAATTCAACTATAAAAGTTGATGGGGTTGAAGGCTTTACGGCTGATGCTCAATCCTATGATTTATCAAATGGTGATGATCCAGAAACTTGGAAGGATAAAACATTAACAGTTGCTCATGATGAAGTAAAATCATGGCTTGATGGCTTAGGTTATTTAGCTACAATATCAGGAATTTAATAATTAAAAACAGGGAAAAGATG